ACGTGCTACCGTCGGGCATTGTAATTACTTGGTTATCGGTTTCTTGTATGCGTAAATCGGGCCAACGCTTTAAAGCTTCCGCTAAACGTGTTGGTACGTCTACGTAATTATCTAGGTTAAATGCCATGTCGGGTATCTTTCTATTAGTCGGGTTTATTTAACTTGCTTGTTGTATATCTCAACGGTATCACATAGATAGAACGGCACCCCTAAAAGCCCTATAGGCATTAAGTCTGCCGCGTCGACCTTATAGGAACCGTCGCCCATATCTTGGCCTAGTTCGCGGCCATGCGAACCCATGAGATAGCCCAAAATGTATACAGTTTGTTCGTCTACGCGGCATTGAATAAAACGGGCGTTGTCTTTATCGTTACGGCGTATATATAAATCGTCGCGCGTTGCGCTCGCCCTTACTTGTAGTTGTCCTACGTCGCCTTGTAGTTTTGAAAATCCTTCTGTTACAGCGCCGCCCCAAAATTGTTGCGTTGCTTTTGCTACGGCCTGTTCGGCTATTGCGCCGATTATGTCTTTACCAAATTTTAAATGGTCTGCTACAAAACTTAGGGTTTCGGTTCGGTTACTTTTTTTTCCGCTTATTCGACGGTCAACGCCGACGTATGCAGCCGTACGCAATTCGTCTAACGTTAACGTTACTTTTAAGCCGTATACCGTAGGGTCATTTGTTATTGTTTGCATGGTGTCGGCGCCTTTAATGGTTTGTGTTTAGTGCAGGCTTTTAAATCTTTATGCGTATATAACTTTTTTGTTGGGTTTGTTTTGTGCGGTGTTTCTTTTAATGTTTGCCCACATAGGTTGCATTTCATATGCCGATTATTACGGCCATAGCGGCAGTTATGACAGCGCCAGCGAATTTGTGTTCATCGCTTGGTGTACCTGATAAATATTTTTCTTTCAGTATTGCCAGTTCGTCTAGCAATATGCTGTGGTCAACTGGTTTTACTGTTGGAATTGTTACGGGTTTTAGTATTTCGTCTACAAAACTTTTAAAAGTTTCGGCGTATTTGTCGCTAAACATTTGTCGGGTACTTTCTGTTAGGCCTGTGTCGGGTATTTGTTGTTCGGTCATGGGTTAGGCAACGCCCAGGGGCCGTACCCCGAATTATGCCATATGGCTAACGCGGAGTTTGTGTTTATTTTTGGGTCTAGTAGTTGGTTGCAAGTTTCTAGTATGCCTTGGGCTTGTAACCAGCCTGTAGGCCAATACTTGTTAGGTCTACACCAATAGCCGTTAATTTGGTACAGGCCGTAACTGCCGCCTGCCGTGTCTTTACCGTTATAGGCGTCGGCCTTGCACCCGCTTTCGCGGTAAATAATGCGGGCAACAGTACCCATTTCAGTTAAAGGCCAACCCGCTTGGCTAGCAAGTTGTAACGCATATTGACAGTCTGTTAACGGTGCTGCCGTTGTAGTGGTCGACGCTGCCATAGGCGCCAAACTGACCGTAACGGGGGGCGTTACAGGTAGGGCGCTAGGCGCGTTGTAAGCGTCGTAGGCGTACGCAAACCCCGCCATGCTTATAGTTACAGCCGTAAAGATTTTGGCTAGTAGAAAGTTCATGCAATACCCCTTTTTCGTCGGTCTTAAAACCGTAGTAGACGCCTAAGCGCTAGGTGGTGATACTGGCCTAAGCCCTTGTAGGTACAGGCTTACAGGTTCGGGGGTTTTGTCGCCTGGGTAATAAAACCAATGCCAAGGTTCTTGCGGCATGACCTCTAATGACCAGCCGAATAGTGGGCCTTGTTCGCACATAAAGGTAAACGTTTCGCCTGCCATGTTTGCATAGTCAACGGCTAACCCTAAGTTATGGCGGCTTGTACCTGGCGTTGCTAGTGGGGCGTTGCCTGGGCGTAAATAATATTTGCGGCCTTGCCATGTTCGGGTAGACGTGCCTTCTAAAGGTTGCAGGGTGTAGCGCTGTAAAAACCCTGCGGTTTGTTGCGCTAAAGACCTGTAACAGTCAAATTGTGATATGGGTTTAAATTGTTTTATACCTGCAGCAAACGCGGCGGCCCTTATTGCGTTGTATGCGTTAGCGGCGCGCGGGTGCAGTTTGCCAAACGGCTTTATGTCTACAAGCATATTGGCGGGTAGTTCCCCTGGGTTAACGTGCCCCAACGTGGCAGGTAAAACGAGTTTTTTAACGGGCGGTATCACTTTTTAGATTTGTTGCCAAACACGTTGCTACTTTCGCCGCCTTGTTTAGCGTTAACACCGTTGCCTATTGAGTAGCCGATAATCATAGTTAGCATAGGTACGCCGCTTGCCATGTCGATTTTATCAAAAATCATTAGCGCGGTTAGGCATAACAAGCCGACAAGCAAAATAAGAAACTTAGGCAAATTGTTTACGGTCATGCCTGCTCACTTGCTGGCGGTACAAAGTCTGTACCGTTCCACGTGTAACCAATACCTGCGTAGCAACCTCTAAAATTTGCGTTGTAACTTGTTTGCAACCATACGCCCGTAATGCCCATAGACGCAATAAACGCTTGGCCTACTGGTTCACTTGCTGGAAATGGTAAATCGTCGCAATTTTCGTTGGCAATTACTATTACTTGGTCAACGATTGTGTTTGCTACTAATGCAAAATGGGCCATGTTTACACCTTAAACCTTATGAATAGTACGCCGCTACCACCTGCTGCGCCGTTGCCGTTATTTGAACCGCCACCACCTGAAGCGGTGTTTGCTGCTGCTGCTGTACCTGTAGCGGTGCCACCTGCGCCGCCTATTGACGAACCGCCACCACCACCAGCCTTAAAAGTCGACACGTTACCTGTAAAGGTTGATATTTGAAAACCTGCGCCACCTGCTGCGCCAGTTGTAACAGATGAGTTAGCACCAACAGCACCAGCACCGCCACCACCACCAGCCGAAAGCGTTGTAGCACCTGTACCACCTGCAAAACCTGTTGCTACACCAAACGCTGCACCACCAACATTGGCAGAAGCACCGCCACCACCACCACCACCTGAACCGCCAACAGTGCCAGGGGTGCTAGTACCACCACCACTACCGCCACCGCCACCCGCTACAGCAAAGTTGCCTATGGTGTTGCCAATAGTTACACCTGAACCAAGCGTGCCAGGGTTTGCTAATGCACCTGCACCACCGCCACCAATAATAACATTGTAAGAACCAGCCGCCAAATAAATTGTTTGCTGCGTGCACTGACCGCCACCACCGCCACCACCACAACTGTTAACACCGTTACCAAGACCACCACCACCGCCACCACCAAACGCGAGCACATCAAAAACACCTGCACGACTAACCGTCAACGTCAAACTACTATTGAAAAATAATCCTGCGAAACCTGCGGGCGGTGTAGCCAATACACCTGTGCCACCTGTAGCCAAACCATAAAGAGCGCCACCGCTAAAAAAAATAGCAGCACTAGCACTAGTAAAATAAAGCGTGCCACCCCCCCATTGTGCCAACGCCAACGAACTAGCCGTAGTAACAGTTGCCGTACCAGCCGTAATAGTGCAAGTTCCCGTAGAAATGTTTTGTATAAAAAGCGTGTCGCCTGCAGCAAACAAACCTGTATTTACGGTAATTGTTGTATTTGCTGCCGCGTTCATAGCAATACGGGTGCCCTTATCGGCAGCAACTAAAACATAGTTAGCGGTCTTAGTCGATACCGTTTGGTTGTAATCGTTTGCTTGCAACGTGTTTTGTTGCGCGGCAGTCAAAATTTGCCCAATGGTAAACGTTTGAATAGCCATATTTGTATCCTAACTTAAAGCGGGTTGCGGGGTTGCGATATCTAAAATACCGTAAATTGCGTCGTCTAAAATAAACGTGTAAACCAGCGTTGTAGGGCTTGTGTAGTAACGCATAGCATGGCCGCCGTCAAAGGTAATCGTATGGTCAATACCTTCCACGTATAGTTCCTGGGTGACAGTACCAAACGTTTCGGTTTTAGTTATTTGTATTAAATCACCTATTTCTATTATGGCCGCGCTAGTACGTTGTAAGGCGGTTAAACTACCAAACCATATACCTACCGACGTGTAACGGGGCGACGGTTGGGCAACCAAAAGGTAATTAGCCAAGGTTAATGCCTGGGCGTCGTCGGATAAAAGGCTGTCGGTCTGTTCTACTGACTGCGTAAAATATTGGGCTATCGAAATAGCGTCGGTTGCTACCTGGGCTATACCAGTTTCCCGCAATATTGAAGCCCTGTTAACTACGTTAGACGCGTCGAATTCAATAGTTAACGAGTTGTACGGCACGTTTCCTACGTCCGATAATTGTAAGGCAGGGCTACTAAACGAACTTGTAATACGCGGCTGCATGGTCAATACACCGCTACGCGACAAAAAAATACGGCCCTGTTCGGCGTCGTTTATACGGTTTATGTACGTTGCTACTTGCGTGTTGTCGGCTACAAGGTAGTTGCCAAGGCTTGCTACAGGGCTTGCCGTAATGCTTGTAGTACCAACATAAGCAACTTCGGGTAACGCCAAAATGGTTGTTAAACGGGCGGCGCTAGTTTGAACTGCGGGTGTAAACGTGGCTAATGCCGTACGGCTAAGTAAATAGAAATCGTCGGCGCAAACTACCGTAACTTCGTCTAATGCGTCCAAATTATATTTGTA